CTGACACTTAAAGTAACCGCAAATGACGATTACTACTACGGAGAATATGCGCTAGCAGCGTAATAACTTCGCGGGGAGTCGCCTCTTCCTTGTTACCAAAAAGGGGCATTTTATTTTTGAGATTATTATTATGGCAACTAAAATTACACCTAAAAAATTTACAATCATTATAGAAGATTTGGTTAGGACTAAACGCCTGACCCATCTAGAAGCTATAATGTATTATTGTGAACAGAATGGTTTGGAAGCACATACTTGCACTCGTTGGATGGACAAGGCGATGAAAGAAAAGATACAGTATGATGCTGAAGAATTGAATTACTTACCAAAAACCAGCTCGTTACCTCTGTGAGTTATATGGACTCATTTGAAGCTTATCAGCATTATCTAGCCCTCAAACTTCATTTTGGAGGCGAGTATGATTACTACAAGTATAATGCTAAAACTAATGCTTCACTTCAGGCTTTTGAGAAACGCAAAGACAAATATCAGTTTGTCCGTTTATCCACCAAACTATCAGACCCAGAAATTTTAGAATATTATTTGGCTAATTTTATTCGTGGTGTTGAGTGGATTGGAGACTTCAATAAAAAGAATTGGACAGCCCACAAAAAGATAAATCAAAGTTTAGAGTATGTTTATAGCAATGATTTGGAAAAACTCTTGACACCAGCTGAAAATTTTGATATACTATTTAATAGTACTGAAGGAAAACACCCAAGAATAGTAAAGTCATTTTTAGGAAATAAAATAACATTAGAAACTTTAGTGATACTAGAAAGGTTATTACGATTCCGGGAAGTGTTTGACATTAAGATACAAGAAAAATTTGTGTGGCCTGAGTTGAGTAAATTGATACAAAACTATGAGCCATTTTTAAAAGTACCAGCTAATAAATTTAGGTTGATTACATTAGATAAAGTGAAGGAGCTTACTGATTATGAATGAACAGGTAAAAGAAAAAGAATCCTATATTGATGAGGCAAAGCGAAGAATTGCCCATTTGTCTTATAAATTGGAACAGTCAGAGAAAAGAGTCCGTAAGTTGGAGTTTGATAATGCTGAACTTACACGATGGGCTGATGATATTTGTTTGCCCAGATTACAAGAATTGTCTGATGATCTTGTTTCACGTTACAACCAAAAGAAGTATCGTAAGCGTAATTGGAAAGATGAATTGAACCAAGTAAGAGAGGATAGGAGATAAAAGTCCACCTCTTTTGTTGTGAAGAAACCAAAAACACAACCTAAACTGTATCGTAGAGGTAAGAAGTTAAACCTAAAACATACAGAAACAGGTAAAATAATTCCCATTACTGTAGTTATGCACGATTCTCGCCAAGGAATTTTAACAAGCGAGTATGAGTGGATTAGAACTACAGATGCCAAAGAATGGGGTTGGGAAGGTCCGTATTACGAAATAGTCTAAATAGGAGTATGACTTATATAGAGTATGTACTAAACAGAATTTTTGTGATGAAAAGAGAAAGTGAAAAAATAAGAATCTCATCTAAAATTCAAGATTCCAGAAATACTATTGCTCCATTTTTTGATAGACCTAAATTACGAATAGTTAAGACAGAAATGGACGATGAGCTAGAGGAAGGAAGACAGAGATATTTTGATTATTGGAAATCATAAGTGGAAGATAGATTAAAATTTACTGATGATGAATGGTCCCGCCTTATGTGGGCCACTAATCATTTGGAAGTAGAAAGAATTTATAAAGAGGCATATGCTAGACGTATCGCTGAAGGGCATCCCCGTGAAAGTTTTGACCGCTTACAAGAAGTAGAAAATTATATTATAGGTAAAGATTATGAAGGTGATGAAGGCACTAGGTAGCGCCGCCCTAGTTATTACATTTATTACAGGCGTTTGGTTAATTGATGACAGATATGTGGATGCTAAAGAACAGCAGACCATGAAACAACAAATCTATCTCAGAATAGATACATATGAATATCGTGAATTGACAAAACAATATTATGAACTCAAAAAGCTTGTGAGAGAAAACCCTGACAGTGAAGAACTGGTGGAGCAGTTAGAAGAAGTTAAACTGGAACGGGCCGAACTCAAAGAAAGAATTGATAATATGTTAGATAATGGAGAGTAATATGATAGGTATTGACTTAGGTACCACGAATTCGTGTGTCGCCGTTATAGACGGTGGTGCCGCAAAAGTCATTGAAAACAACGAAGGCGACAGAACTACCCCTAGTATAGTTGCATTTACTGATAGCGATGAAGTCGTTGTTGGTCAATCAGCAAAACGACAGGCAGTAACAAATCCACATAATACATTATTTGCATTAAAACGTCTTATTGGCCGGAAGTTTGATGAAGATGTCGTTCAACGCGACTTGGATTTAATGCCATATAAGATTGTTAAGGCAAATAACGGTGATGCGTGGGTTGAAGTAAACGGTAAAGCAGTAGCACCACAAGAAATGTGTGCTCGCATCTTACAGAAAATGAAAAAGACTGCGGAGGACTACTTAGGTCGTCCAGTTACTGAAGCCGTTATTACAGTTCCAGCATATTTTAATGATTCACAGCGTCAAGCAACAAAGGACGCAGGGAAAATTGCTGGCTTAGATGTTAAACGTATTATTAACGAACCCACAGCGGCCGCTCTTGCGTATGGTTTAGACAAGCAAAGAGGCGATCAAAAGATTGTTGTATACGATCTGGGTGGTGGTACGTTTGATGTATCAGTTATTGAAGTTGCAGACGTTGATGGTGAACATCAATTTGAAGTATTAGCAACAAATGGTGATACGTTCTTAGGCGGTGAGGACTTTGACCGTCGCATTATGGACCATCTTGCTGATGTTTTTGAAAAAGAACAAGGCATGGATCTACGTGGTGATGCTCTTGCTATGCAACGCATTAAGGAAGCGGCAGAAAAAACGAAGATTGAATTGTCCACAAACAAGCAGACGGATGTTAATCTGCCATACTTGACTGCTGATCAAAGTGGTCCAAAGCATTTGACGCTTAAACTTACTCGCGCAAAACTAGAATCTCTAGTCGACGATCTTGTTAAAAAGACTATTGAGCCGTGTAAGGTAGCACTTAAAGATGCTGGACTTACAACTTCAGAAATTAATGAAGTTATTTTTGTTGGCGGGCAGACTCGTATGCCTAAAGTTCAAGAAGCAGTTTCCAAGTTCTTTGGAAAAGAGCCACGTAAAGATGTTAATCCTGATGAAGCAGTAGCAGTAGGTGCGGCTATTCAGGGTGGTGTGCTCGGCGGCACAGTAAAGGATGTGTTGTTGTTAGATGTTACACCTTTGTCTCTTGGTATTGAGACATTAGGTGGTGTAATGACAAGACTAGTAGACAAAAACTCTACAATTCCAACTAATGCTAGCCAGGTATTCTCTACTGCGGAGAATAATCAACCTGCTGTTACCGTTCATGTGTTGCAGGGTGAACGAGAAATAGCAAGTGGTAATAAATCACTAGGTAGATTTGATTTAACTGGTATTCCGCCAGCACCAAGAGGTATGCCACAGATTGAAGTATCATTTGATATTGATGCTAATGGTATACTTAATGTATCTGCTAAAGACAAAGCAACTGGCAAAGAAAACAAGATCGTAATTAAAGCAGGATCTGGTTTATCTGATGAGGAAATTCAGCAAGCAATACGAGATGCTGAAACACATGCTGAGGAAGACAAGCAACTGCGCGAACTTGTTAATGCACGAAATAATGCTGAGGCATCTATTCATGCAGTTCAGAAAACTTTGGAAGAAGCAGGTGATCAAGTTGATTCAACTGTCCGATATGAAGTTGAAACAGCAATCATAGATGTAGAAGAAGCAGTTAAAGGTGATAATGCTGAGAACATTACAAATAAAACTAATGTAATGATGACAGCAAGTCATAAAATTGCTGAAAAAATGTATCAACAGGAACAACCTCAGGAAAACAGTAGTAATCCTGATGATGTTGTTGATGCAGAATTTGAGGACGCACGATAGATTGCCATAGGGGATCTATTATGCATAACACTCGCTTACTAATAAGGAGGAATAGCGATGACTAAATGGGTTATTACTACAGTTGAATTGGTAAAGAGAGTTAATATTGTTGATGCTTATACAAAGATAGATGCATATGATAAACTCTGTGATTTAGGTCCAGAAAGGGATGTGCAGGCTGTTGAAGTAGAAGTGATAGGTGACCATATCATACATGAAGAAACAATAAATGAGTATGAATATAATAAAGATTGGAAACCACAACCTGACTATAATGAAGGGGCAGATTACCACTTACAAGGACCAGAGTGTATAGATGTGTCTGCTGGGGACGGTCCACACCAAGATGATTGGATTGATAGTATACATGATGGTTCTGTTACCGTATTGGATACTGTCAGTCTGAAATACTAATCATGGAAGTTACCTTTTTAGACAAGCTGGGCACTGACCTATCTGTTGTTGATGCCGCAAGAGTTTCTTTTGGTAATAAATCACAATGGCAAAAACATATACCTGCTCAGGGTATCTATGAGTTGTCTGATAAAGATAAGAAACTAATCAAATATCTTGCCAAGCATAATCATTGGTCTCCATTTGCACATACCTCAATCCAAATACGAGTCAAGGCACCTATCTTTGTTGCCAGACAGTTGGTGAAGCACCAAGTGGGCTTATGCTGGAACGAGGTAAGCCGCCGTTATGTTGACAGTGAGCCTGAGTTTTATTTCCCTGAGGTATGGCGAGGCCGACCAACAGATAAGAAGCAAGGCAGTAGTGATGAAGTTATTGTGTGGGTTGATAGGGAGGAACGAACTGGCACGGCCCTGAGAAGGGTTTGTAGAGATGCTGTACAATCATACAATAAAATGATTGGGGCCGGTGTGACGCCAGAACAAGCAAGAATGATATTGCCACAGAACACCTATACAGAATGGGTGTGGACAGGAAGTGTATTGGCATTTGCTAGAATTTGTAATCTACGATGTAAAGCCGATGCTCAGAAAGAAACTCAAGAAGTGGCATGGCAGATTGATGAGATTGTTAGAGAGAATTTTCCTGTTTCTTGGAATGAATTGAGGGAAGAATAATGCCGTTATTTGATTATTTGTGTTCTAGTTGTGGCCATGAAATTATTGATGTACTACAGCTAAAAGATACAGCAACATTGACATTTTGTCCAGAGTGTTGCGAACCAACATTGGGAAAGAAGCCAGGTGCTCCGAATTTTCATCTTAAAGGTGAAGGTTTCTACAAATCCAGTCCAACCAAGCCGGAAGATGAATCGACAGAATAAAGTTATTCTTCTCGGTAATGGTGAAAGTAGGTCGGGTTTAGACCTTGATAAGCTTAAAGAGAAGTGTATTGTATGGGGTGCTAATGCCCTTTACCGTGACTGGACTCCAGACCGATTAGTGTGTACTGATATTGAAATGGGGTTTGAGGTGTATAATTCTGGCTATTGTTTAGATAATGTGACATATTTTAGGGATTGGGCCAGGTTGCCTGTTGAAGCTTATAATTTCTTGGTAAGACCCAGTGACATAACTAGAGAAACCTTAGATAATATCCAAGATTTTATCCATGAAAGTCCTAGGCCTGCGGGTTGGGATGAGTTTACCTTGAGTGGTATGGACTTAGATAAAATGTTAAAAATTCGCGAAGATTATCTGAAAAGATGGCCTGATACAAAACTGGAAGACATAAATAGTGTATTAGGTGAAAACCGAGCGGGTCTATGGATTACTTGGTGTGCACCTAAAGATAAAGTAATATCGGCAAGAACACTACCAGGAGGAAGTGATTATGGATTCTCATCCGGCCCATTATCGAATGTTCTTGCATCACATTTCGACAATCCAAAAGAAGTTTATTTAGTCGGACACGACTTATACTCAGAAACAGGAGAAAATGTAAACAATATATACAAAGGAACTAATTGTTATATTGAGGCAGGTTGCTCTGAAGTACCACCTGTAAATTGGATAAATCATCACAAGCTTATTTTTGATAAGTTCCCACAGATTTCATATTACAAGGTTAATCCTAAACCTATATCAAGTAATGATAGGATTAGTCGAGTAATCGAGGAGTGGAAAAACACTCCTAACCTAGAATACATTACACAAGATGAAATGTATGATAGGCTTCACTAAAACAAACCAAAGGAGGTAATAACCAATGGCTAATGATTTAGTAACAACAGTAAAGGGATGGATCAATCAGGTAACAGGAGTTGCCGTTTCGTTGATCGCTCTAGCTGTAGTGCTACAGGTTCTTTTCGGAGATACCGTAGTATTCTTACCCGTAGATGTCATCGGGAACATAACTGGCCTAGTGGCATCACTAGGCAGCCAGGGACTAGTTGGTCTAGTCGCACTTGGCGTCATTTATTGGATCTTCACAAAGAAGGACTAGTAAGTTTGACTACGGTATACGGAGGTCCGGCCGGACCTCCATATACTTTTTTCAAAAAAGCTTGACATTGCTTAAAGATAATGTTATTATAAATAGATACGATAGCGATTATACAAGTTATCGTTGTAAACATACGACTAATATGGAGATATGAAATATGAGTTTTAAAGACTTAAAAAAGAAGTCTGGTTCTTTCGCTGAGTTGCGACAAGAGTTGGATAAAATTAGTGCCCCCGCCAGTGGCTCTTTTGAAGATGCCCGACAATGGAAACCTGATTTGGATAAGTCCGGCAACGGCTATGCAGTAATCAGATTCCTCCCACAACCTTCCGGTGAAGATTTGCCTTGGGTCCGTATTTGGAGCCATGCTTTCAGTGGTCCAGGTGGTTGGTACATTGAGAATAGTTTAACAACTATTGGTAAGAATGACCCTGTATCAGAATATAATACAGAGTTGTGGAACAGTGGTAATGAAGCTGATAAGGAGATTGCTCGTAAACAGAAGCGTATCCTGAAGTATTTTGCCAATGTTCTAGTTGTAAGTGATCCAAAACACCCAGAGAATGATGGCACAGTCCGTCTATTCCGTTTTGGTAAGAAAATCTTTGATAAGATTACTGAAGCAATGAATCCTGCTTTTGAAGATGAAGAAGCACTAAACCCATTTGATTTTTGGAAGGGTGCTAACTTCAAACTCAAAATCAGAAAAGTTGATGGCTATTGGAACTATGATAAGTCAGAGTTTGATAGTCCTTCAGAACTATATGATGGTGAAGATGCAAAACTGGAAGAGCTGTACAATGAAAAGTTGCACGGTCTCAAAGAGTTTTCTGATGTAAAGAATTTCAAGTCATATGATGAGTTGAAAGAGAAGTTGAATAAGGTACTAACAGGTACTTCCGTTAAGGGTACTGTAGAAACATTTTCCAAACCTAAGAAATCCGAAGGTGAGGTCCAAGCTGATAAGGCTTTTGGGACAGATGAATCTACTGATGAAACACTACAGTATTTTTCAAAACTGGCTGATGAAGCATAATTAATCGTGAGGCAACTACGATATGGGGACCTTCGGGTCCCCTTTTTTATGTTGTTACTGGACCAGAACCTAAGGCACCCCAAACAGGAAGAGTTTTCTCTGTTTCGGCAAATGTATTGACTAATTCTACCGTGGTGGTGTATTCTGGTTTGCTGGCCGCTGATACTAAATGATGACCGAGTTTACTTACCATCCATCTATTGTTGTTTCTGTTGGGCCACAGTTTCCTAGAATCTGGTATGCCAGTTTCTCCTGGTGAACCAGAACTCATGCCTATGGGAGGGAAATCACAATCACACATTTTTCCAATTTGTAGTCCTGAGAGACCATACATTTCGGCTTGTATTCTTTGATAACCTAACATATGTCCTGTTTGCATTTGACGGAGTAAAGCTAGATCGGCAGTTGGATCGGCCCAAGGATACATGGCTCGTTTATTCCTTTGTGATATTATAGAATCTCCTTTATCTAATGGATTGCCTGAAGAACTAGAAAAGAATATTTTAGCATCTGGATATTCTGATACCTTTTTAGCATTCCCCGGCCAATACACAGGAGTTTCTGATAATTCTGACGTAATTTTATTGGTTAGATGTTCCAAATAGTCATGCTCATAAATTGCATAGGATTTTTTAACACCATTATGTCTTAAATGTTTCGCGGCCCAGACACCTTCACCTACAGATTCCCATTTGTCTCCGTTGTTGGTAAAATTAAAACTTTTGGATGTTAGCATTAATCTAGTAAACCCTGTATAAGCGCCACGTGGCTTTCCAGCACCACCAGTAGAAGCTGCATTTTGTAGGGTTATTGTAAAATCTCTACCTCCAGCCGCTTTGCGTTGTAGAGGCATAAAAAAGAATCCTCCGTCACTTTTTGTTTGTCTAGCTGATGTTTCAAAAAATGCAAAGTCGGTATGCATACCTTTAAACATATTTTCACTAATAGCCCACTGAGGGCCTTTGCAGAGTTTTCCGGTCGGTGCTTGGGCGTGTTTGGCTAGTTCAAGTATGGCATCAAAGGGATGTACATTTGGGGCTATGTAATGATGTAGACCTTCAGTTTCAGCACATTCATAATTCTTTTTAGTTTGTAAATCCTTGCCTAAAATTTTGGGGATGATTTCAGATATTAGACCTTGATAAGTTTTAGAAATACGCATCCTGTCATTGGTTATCATATCAGTAGAACAGAAGTGTAGGCGATATTCTAAAAAGGTTTGTGTAGTTGCACCACCTTGTCTTACTACAGGAGCTCTTATTTCTTCTACTTTGTGTACATAAAGTGGATTCTTTGAGTAGTCTACAGCAAAGTTAGGATAGGCTTGTTTACTTCCGGCTGTTTCAAATTTTAACCAAAGCAATTCTTCACCTAAAATGATACCAGATTGTATTAAATTGACATCATCTTTAAGTTGAACCCAACCAGTGACACCAATTCTTTCAATATCTTCAAAAAGGTGTAGTTCTGTTATGAAGTTGGCTATATTATATACAGCGCCACTGCCGTGTTCAATATCACATAGCGAAATATTGAAATCACCAACCATAGGTGTATTAGGATCTATTTTTCCAATAGCGTCTAAAGCAGAAACAACATTAATGGTCATGGTGTCAATTTATAAATCAATTTGGAATGTTCACCCAAGAATTGAGCGAGATACCATTGGGCAAGAAGTTTGATTTGTTTTTTATCATCATTTAGTGCCCGTTCATGTTCTAAATTATTTACAGCTGTGGCTCCAGTGAATGTGCTATCAACCCATATTTTGGTGTTAGTATCACCTGAAGTTTGAGCTGCCTCATAATGATGAGTAGCATTAGGGTTATCATATTTATCCAAGACATAAGCCTGCAAGTTTCTTTCCGTCAAAGGCCAATCATAATGTCTATCAAACATTTTATTGGTCATCATAATAACCCAGTGATATTGCGGACTTTTATAATAATTATAAGAAACACTTTCAGGAGTGTCCCAATCTTTTATATCATATTCTTCAAATAATGAATGACGTTCTCTAATACCGTCACGGATAATAACCCGAATTAGAATATCTTGTATTTCTGATGTAGTACCGTTGCCGTTGGTATCATAGTTTATTGTTGGAAATTCTGAAAAAAACATATTAATATTGAAGCTGGCCAACATCAGCTCTGGAGAGCAAAGCCATTTCTCTGAATGTTAATGATAAATCTATTTGTACTGGAGAACTACCTTCACTGAATTCAGTATACTTATCACCTCCATATGTAACACTAAGGTCAGTTAAGGCACTTTGAGATATTTGGGGTAGATGCGGATGTAGTGCTCCGTTGTGGTCATGATATGTTATTGTAAATACATAAGGCAATTCATAAATTCTCCAAATGCCACCTTCGACGAGTTCGGGGAAAGAGCCTTTTTTAAAAAAGGCTAGAATTTTCCTTACTTCTGTTGTATCATCAATTTCCAAAGGTTTAAAGGAAAATAGAAATTGGAAAACTCTAAAGGCAGGTCCGCCATAGGTAGCATATGTGTTATAAAATGCTGCCTTTCCTGCAGCCATTTGAATAAAGGTTTGGCCTGGGCCAATAAGTTTGCCTACTGCCACCAAACCGCCACCTGCCATCGCGGCACCAATACCTGTGTTGGCTAAGGAATCATTTCTGTTTTCCGACCATGATTTAACCGCAGCTATCGTCTTCCCAATCATCCCATCGGGTCTTGCGTTGGTCCAAGCCTCGGCCAGGTCAGCACTAAGAGAAATTCCAGGATTGACTTCTTCTTGGTCCCATCCTTGACCGTATGAG